AAAACATTATGAATTCATGTATAAAATGTGGTTGTCAAGAAGCTTTTCCTTCTTTACCACCTTGTCCAGTTCCAGCAGCTTGTCCTAATCCACAACCGTGTGAAGAAGTATTTGATGCACAATGTATTGTATTTACTTTACCTGATATAGAATGTGGTAATGATGTAGTTGTAGCACAAGATAGTACAACAGCTGAAGCTATTTCAAGTATAGTAGATTATTTCTGTGGTAAAATTACTACCATTAATACATCTTTATTAATAATAAATGAACATTTAGCAACTATTGATGAAGAAATAATTACTATCAACAATGCTTTATCAGGAACAGTTTTATCTGTAACAGGTTTAGATACAGATAATACAGATCCTCAAAATCCTATTGTTAAAATTTCAGTAGATGGTACAACTATTACTGGTCTTGGTACACCAGCTAGTCCACTTGTTGCGACTGGTGGAGGTGGAGGAAGTATTAGTGGTTCGGGTACTACTAATTATATACCACGTTGGACACCAAACGGTACTACATTAGGTGATAGTTTGATTAGAGATAATGGTACTAGTATTGCAGTGGGTGCAGCTCCTGTAGCAAATTATAGATTTTATATTGAGACATCTACACAATTATATGGTTTGTATGCTAAAACAAGTTTAGCAGGTACAGGTAATCAGATAGGTATATTAGGTACGTCAGATGGTGCAAGTACTGGAGGTATAAATGCGGGAGTAGTTGGTACTGCATCAGGAAACTCAAACATAAATGTTGGAGGTAGTTTTTCTGCAGTCTCAGCAACAGTTGGTGCCAATATTGGTATTCAAACTCAAGTTCAATCTGGTGCTAGTAACTATGGTGCACAGTTAAGAGATGGTACAGAAGGTATTGGAAAAATGCTTGCTTCAGTAACAGCAACAGGTCATTCCAATTGGAGTAAAGTTACTTCAAGTTATACTACTGGTGCATCAGGTTCTTTTACAAGTGTTGATGGTAAAACGATCACTGTAACAAATGGATTAATAACTAGTATAGTTTAAAAATATGTCGCAGTTTGTTGGTTTCTGTGGCTAACAACAAGACCCCGGTATGTGCTCATTACCGGGGTTATTTTTTATATATGAGTTATAAGTGCTATATTTGTTTTGACTTGTATTCTTTTATAAGTCTGAAAATTTTAGTATATTAATATATAGGATATGGAAAGTAGAGTATTTAAAAGACCTGATGTAAAAGGTAAAAGATTTAGACCTGAAGTTCATCACATTATGAATCCAAAGTTTTTTAATGCATTTAGAGAAAAGCATAAAAGATTTAGTGATATAAGTAATGAAGATCTAAGAAAAATATGTAATGCTTTTCATACTGCTTTTTGGGAAACTGTTATTGATGTAAGAGACGGTGTAGAGTTACCAGAAAACATAGGACATATATTTATTGGTACATGTCAAACAAGTAAAAAGAAAAATATTGACTTTGCCAAATCAAGCAAGTATGGTGTAATTGTTACAAACAATAACTGGGACACTGATGGTAAATTAGCAAAAATATTTTATACTACTTTACAAAATAAGTATAGGTTCACTAATAGAGAGTGTTGGGCATTTAATGCATGCAGAACTTTTAAAAGAAGTGTAGCAAAAACGTATTCAACAAATTGGCCAATTTATATACAGGTTGATCCAATGAAAAAAATACGTAAGATGTTTGAATCAACTGTTATGAAAAGTTATGCTAAACAAAGAGATGATTTAAAATTAAAAACATATAATGAATTTGACATATGACAACTATAGGTGAAGCAATATCAAGAGTAAGAAATGCTCTTAAAGCAGTTAAGGAGGATCCATTCTTAACTGATAGAACAATATATTTTGCAATATCAAAATATGGTAAAGCACTATTAAAGAGAGAGGATAATCAAAACAGGTTAATGAAAATCAGTTCTATCTTTTCTACATTGACATATGTTGAGTTAATTGATGTAGATAAAGTTGAAGCAGGTTGTGTAGGTATTACTTCAGGTTGTACTATTAAAAGAACTAAAGAGAGATTACCTAAATTCTTTGATGGACTTAATGGACCTCTTATACGTACTGTATCTTCATTAGATACATCAGTTGAATTATTCAGAACTGATCCAGGTACGTATTCATCAATGACTAAAGTATCTAGTTTTAAATATAATACTAGAAAATATTTCTGGTATCTTGACGGTTATTTATACATGCCAAATGTACAGTGGGAAGCAATTAAAGTTGAAGGTGTATTTGAAGATAATATATCAGGATTTACCTGTGATACTACAGATGAATGCAAGTTTAGAAATGATGATCAATTACCTTTTCCAGATTATTTATTTGGTGAGATTGAACAATATGTATTAAAAGAATTAACAATGACTATTAGTGTACCAAGTAATGGACCAGATGATAGTCAAAACTCATTAAGATAATGGACTTTAACTATACACTCAAGTTTAGAACATTTGACCAGTTACTGGAAGATGTTACAATTGATTTAAACACATATGCTCTTGAAAATATGATAGAGCCTCAACAACTTATTAAAGTTGCTAAGAGAGTCACATATGACTTAGGGTTAAGAATCAATATGACTAAAGAAATTATTCTAGAGGTAGAGCATCATAAGGTTAAATTACCTGATGATTTCTACACTATGAACTTTGGCTCTATATGTGGCAGCTTTCAAGAACACGTAGGATACCAACATGGTGGTACAACTATAGTAGAAGTACCATATACTGAAGTACCAAGTACTGTTGATGTATGTGCGGCACCTACAGTTAACTGTTCTACATGTAATGCTAATCCATGTAATCATACAGCAGCTTGTCAAGGTCATGTACCTGATTGTTCATCAACAGTTATAGTACCGGGATACGATCCTGTTAATCCTTATGGTGATACATGTATTAGACCAAGAGTGTTTTCTAACTGTAAAGGTGAAAAGTTTGAGTTAATACAATTGTTACCTTCAGGTACTACAAGAGTTTATGATGCTTTAATTCCATTAAGATTCAGAGCGTCACAAGATATAGAATGTGATTGTCCAAATCTTTACTTAAATACACCAAATACAGCTTGGCTTAAAGATGGATTTTTACATACTACATTTGAATGCGGTAAAGTATATCTTAACTATCAAGGAGCACTAGAAGATGAATCTGGCAACTTATTAGTTCCAGATCATGATGAGATTAATGAATACTATGAGTATGCAATGAAGCAAAGAATATTTGAAAACTTGTATCTTAATGGTGAGGATGTTGTACAAAAATTACAGCTTATAGAACAAAGACTTAAAGCAGCAAGGAATTATGCATTATCAATTGTAAATACTCCAAACTTCTCAGAGATGAAAGGTTTATGGATGGCTAACAGAAGAGCACAGTATGCTAAGTACTATGACATGTTCAAAAGTTTCAATTACAATAGTATGAGAATACTATAACACTTTATATTATGGCAAAAAAAGGTATACAAAATACAAGTCAAAATAAAACAAATACTTTTGTAAAAGGTTTAAATAAAGATTCAGATCCTACATTCATTGCTGAAGGTATGTGGACACACGCGCGTAATGCTGTGAATAATACTAAAGAAGGTGGATTAGGTACTTTATCAAATGAAACATCAAATACATATTGTATAGAAGCAGGTGCAACATTACCTGGTAAAAAGTATATTATTGGTACGGTTCATTTATATGCTGATAAATATATTTTATTTACAGTAGCTTATCCGGCTACAGGAGTAGGTTCACCTACAGGACATGAGATAGGATTATTTGAAGAAGATACTTGTAAGTATAGAATTATAGTACAAGATGCTTGTTTAAATTTTGATAAAAGATATCTAATTACAGGTGCATCAAGAGAGAAAGAAGATTGCTCTTGGGCAGTATATTTTGCTGATGGAAATAATCCAGACAGATATTTAAACATTGGTGATGATGCACTATGGCCAGGATCAGATTATATATGGATTGGTAATAACACATATAGTAATGGTACATCAGCTACATTACAATGGCCAGGTGTAGCATGGAATCAAAATTGTCAAACAGTTAATAATTGTACAATATGCACTGACTTAACTACTTTAAATTGTGAAGACATAAGGCTTGCGCGTTTAATGCAAACACCAACACTTCAAGTTAAATCTGGAGTTGGTGGAGGAGTATTAAGAAATGGTTCTTACTTTGCAGTAATTGCATATACTATTAGAGGTCAGAAAGTTACAGATTATTTTTCACCAAGTAATACACAACCCTTATGGAATGTTGATGATGTTTCAAGCTGTATTGATATACTTATTACAGCTGACTCAGTTCATTTTGATGAATTTGAATTAGTAGTAGTACAAATTATTAATCAAGGTGCAGTAGCAAAAAGAATTGGTTTATACTCAACTAAAACATCAGTTGTTCACTTAGATCAAATTAAAGATGATTTAATAACTATTCCAATTGAGCAAATACCTTTAAGAGGACCTGTGTATGAAACATCAGATCAAATTACTGAGGTTAATAACTATTTATTAAGAATAGCTCCTAGGTCTAAGTTTGATTTTAACTACCAACCTTTAGCTAATCAAATACAAGCAGAATGGGTGTCAGTAGAGTATCCTGCTGATTACTATGTACAAGGGGGAAGTAATACAAGTTACTTAAGAGATGAAGTATATTCTTTCTTTATCAGATGGATATATAATACAGGGGATAAATCTGCATCATATCATATACCAGGTAGAGTAGCTGTAGGAGATGAATTATTACCATCAACAAGTGTTAACGCAATAGATTCAGATGACAGAGTTTTTGAAGTAACAAATACTGCATCAGTAAATCCGGGATTTGGAACTTTACCAGATGGTGGTATCATCAAAGCTCAAGGACCTATGGCTTACTGGGAATCAACAGAAAAGTATCCTGATAATAAAGATGAAGTATGGAATGCATCTTCTCATTGTTGGACAGGTGTACCTAAAGATTCAAATGGAAATCCAATTCCTAGTCCATCATATGATTTATGTGGTTTACCTATAAGACATCATAAGTTTCCTGATAATATCACAGGAGGGTCTAATTTAACTAATCACTATGCAAATGGTGGTCAAGCTATTAGATTAATGGGTGTTACTTTTAAAAATATTATATTACCAAAAGATAATGATGGTATTGATATACCAGGTATAGTAGGATATGAAATACTAAGAGGTTCTAGAGAAGGTAATAGAAGTATTATTGCTAAAGGTATGCTTAATAATATGCGTACTTATAAGATTACAGGAAATAATGCAGCAGGTAGAATTGGATTATATCCTAACTATCCTTTTAATACTATTACACCTTTGTCATCATCGTTAGGCGGAGCTGTAACTGGTTACAATGATCCATATATAAAATTAACAGATGGTACTTTTCCATTTACTAAAATTATAAATCAAGATGTACCATTTAACATGATGACGTTTCATTCTCCTGATACTAATTTTAGAAATCCATTTTTATCTGTTACTGAATTAAAACTATATGGTTCACTATCTGGTACTTCAACGCAATTTTTTCAAGAACCAGATCAGCATCCTAAGTTTAAATTACTAGCAGATTTTATACTTACAATAGCACTTGTGGCCGGTGTAATTGAAATGGCAATTCAAAATGGTGGTAAATGGACCATTCAACAAAATGGACCAACTGCAGCAACAGGCGGTGGAGATATTAGTGCTACAGCTGCACGTGTAGCTGCTGGTGTTTTTCAAGGAGCACAATTAGCATATGATGCAAGTTTACAAGCTTATTTTGGTCTTGGAGGCTATCTTGCTGACTCCATGGTTCCATTTTTTGATCCTTTCTTATTTACACCACCTCCAGGAATTCAAGGAACTTATGACGCAGCAACTGTTGTAGCTGCATCAGCAGGTGCTATATCTCCTGTAGGAAATACATATATAAAAGAAATTGCTAAATATCAATATGGAGGTATTTTTGGTGCATCAAGTTTTTTACAACAATCAATTTTTTATTTTGCGGATGGTGCAAATACTGCAATAAGACTTGCTTATACTTTAATACCTTATAGACAATATGCTTTACAATCTATAGCAGAAGGTTTTTATAATAACTTTAATGCTCCTGATTTATCTCAAATACAAAGATTTAGTATTGATGATAGTTTTTACTTAAAAAATAATATTCAAAATGTTAAATCTTTCAGTGGTAAAAACTATGTGATTAATAATCTTAAAAGACAAACAAGTGTTACATTAAGAACAACAAATAAAAATGTAATTAATCCATCTACAGGAACACATGATGTTGGGCCAGCTGAAATAACAGGACCTATTGCAGATAAATCCTTAGTAACTTTAGGTACTGCAATACAAGCTGGTATTGGACTTCCAGTAGATATGGTTGATAATAAAACTAATACATTCAGATTACCTATTAGTAGTCACTATGGAGGTATAAAAGTAAGATTGAGAAATCAATATGGTCAACTTGATTCTATTAAACAAATACCAATTACTCCATCAGAACAAAAGTTAAACTACAATGGTGAGAACATACCTCAACAACAATCTAGTTTTTGGTGTACTATTGCTACTCCATCAGGAACAAGAGCTATTCAAGTTTTTATAAATGCTATTTCTCAAACTCCAGTATTCTTTGGTGGTGATACATATGTAAACAGATATACTGAAAAGAATAACATGTTCTTTTTTTATGATTGGTTATATGGTCAACCAGATGGATATGAATATAACTACATTTTAAGACATATGATTGCTGAACCAAGATTTTGGGTTAATAGTCAAACTTATGATGTAGGTGAAGCAACACCAACTTCAGTTGCAGATTTAATTTCACCACCTCCAGGTACAGGTTTATTTCCAACTGATTATTATAATTTAGATTATTATATAAATAGTAGTAGAAAATATAATTATGCAACTGATACACCAGACAATGATCCTCCTAATCCAGATACATATCCTGGAATATTCAGTGCTAAGAATTCATACTTTTATTTAGCTAACTCATCAGTAAGAGATTTCTTTGTTGAGTCAGATGTATTAGTGGATTTTAGACAACCTGGTACTGCAGTATGGGAACAACATTATGATAATAATACCTATACTAATTTACCAGCAATGTTTAATATGAATCCTGAAACTATTACTAAAGGAAACTATTATGCATATGACTATTCATTAAGTATATCAAAAGTATTTACTCAATACTTTTCACAAGGTAACTTACAATCAAGATACTATAATCCAACAGTGTCTCAGTTATGTTATACATATTATCCTGATAGAGTAGTATATTCTTTACCACAACAAAATGAATCAGCTAAAGATGCTTGGTTTGTATACTTGGTAAATAACTATAAAGACTTTAAAAACAGAATTACTAGTATAAAAGCATATGCTAAAACTGGTATGTTTATTACATTCCAGAATGCCAGTCCTTTAGTTTATCAAGGTGTTGATACTCTTGAAACAGATTTAGGCACTAAGCTTACTATAGGTGATGGTGGTTTATTTTCTAATCCTCCTCAGAATGTAACAATCTCTGATGTTGAGTATGAATATGGTTCATCACAAAATAAGTTTGGGGTAATTGCTACTCCTGCAGGAATGTATTATATATCTCAGAATCAAGGAAGAGTATTTGCATTTGAAGGTGGTCTTAAAGAAGTATCTCAACAAGGTATGAAATGGTGGTTTAGTTTATTCTTACCATATAAACTTACTGAAGACTTTCCTGATTATCCACATACAGATAATCCTGTTGCTGGTATTGGTACACAAGCAGTGTATGATAATTACAATGGTGTAATATATTTCTGTAAAAAAGATTATCAATTAAGAAAAGATTTACCAGCAAATACTAGAGTAGAGTATATTAGATATGGAGACTACTTCTTAGTTAATGGAGTTACTAAATTAGAATTAGGTGATCCATTAATATTTGAAAATGCTTCATGGACAAATAGTTATGACCCAAAAAGTAATTTTTGGATTTCACATCATGACTGGCATCCGGATTTTGTGTTACCAGCAAGACAATTCTTTATGACAACTAAAGGAGGTAAACTATGGAAACACAATGTATCATGTAGTAGTTACTGTAACTTCTATGGAATTCAATATCCATTTGAGGTTGAGATACCATTAATAACGGGACAAACAATTACTACTCTTAAATCTATGGAGTATTTACTTGAATGTTATAAGAATAGTACATTTAACTGTGTTGATCAATTCCATGTTCTTGATTTCAATTTTGATAAAGCTGTAGTATATAACTCAGAACAAGTATCAGGATATTTAAACCTTAATATATTCCCTAAGAATAATATTACATTGGCAGATACATATCCTAAAATTAATCCAGGTTCTATTGACATATTATTTGCTAAAGAGGAAAACAAATATAGATTTAATCAGTTCTGGGATATTACAAAAGATAGAGGAGAATTCCCAATAGGTTCTAATTATCCTCCTACTGGACCACTAGTTCCAGGTACTACTGTTCTTGCTGGAAACTACAATCAAGAAGTAATATGGAATACACAGTCTAATGGTTATATTAAAACATTAAACTCAACAAATTTAGATTATAACAAGACTCAACTTGAAAGAAAAAAATTCAGACACTATTTAAATTTCTTATATTTGAGCAAAGCAGATTCTAGAGATGTAAACATGATAGTTAAAATTAGTAATAGTAAAAATCAAATATCACTCAGATAATGGGATTCAATAAAAGAGTATTATCTAAAGCTGTATCAGAATTAGGTAAAGCAAAAGCACCGGCAAAACCAAGAGACATAATAACTGATCCTGCAGGTCAATGGAAATATCCAGGACAGAAGACTAGAATACCTGGTAATGATATTACTATGCAAGGAGTTAACTATCCTGTATGGGCTCAACCTAATGTTGGGCCTGGTACATTAATGCAACCTGGTCAAGATTATAACTTTCCTGATGCTGATTATGTTGATGAAACACCATTAGCTAAAAAAGGTGGTACTCTTAAAAGTAAGAAGTACTCTAAGAGTATGTCTGCTACTAACAAACTATTTACTAAGAATAAATTATTCCAAAATAAAAAAAGTAAGATATTTGATCCTAATGCTAAGTTTCAAGATGGTGGGCAGTCAGATGGTTTATATACTCATTCAGGCCACAATTATAAAAAGATAGATGGAAAGTGGTATATTGAACCTGTAGAAAATTCAGGTAAATATAAACTTATTGAAAAAGGTAATGTTAAATCTAGGATTGCTGAATTAGAAAAAAATGCACAAAGTTACAGAAACTCTACTCCAGAACAAGTAACTGCTAATAGAAAAAGACTGGATAGTCAACCACAAAGTGCAGGTTCTGCAGATTGGTTCTGGACTTTACCTATTGCAGGTCCAGCAGCTTTAGAAGCAGCAGGTTCTTTAGGTGCTATGCAATTACCAGGTTTATCTGGTGTATCAGGAGCTACATTAGGTAATGCAGCTAATGCAGGATTTATTGCTCATGGTATTACGCAAACACCTGAGACTATAAAAGCATGGAATGATGTATCAAAAGGTAAAAAGAAATGGCAAGATGCAGCATTAGAAACAGGTATAAACTTAAGTGAATTTATTGGTTCAGGTGCAGGTATTAAATCACTTGCTCAAGATGTAAATCAAGGTGGTAAATATCTAGGTAAAACATTAGGTACAGAATCAGGTTTACTATCTAAAGTTGATAAAGCAATTTATCCAACAAGGACTTATAGAGCTCATTTACCAGGGGGAAATGAAACTAGTTATGAAGCATCAGAATTAGCAAAAAAAATAAATAAAAAAGGTGATTGGAGTACTAAAGACTTAACTGAAGCTCAACAATATTTAGCTGGTACAGAAGCATTTGGTCGTAAAAAAGGATTACTTACTGGTAATGACATGTTATTGACTGAGTATAAAGTACCCTTTTGGAAAAGAAATGTTTCTTATGATAAAGATGTTAAAGCATTAAAAAAATTACAAAATGTAGATGTAAATCCAAATGAGTTTATTATTCCAAATAATAAGTTTTTATATCCTAGAAGAACTAATCTTATAAAAGCTGTACCTGAAGAATTAAAAAACTTTGAAGAGGTATTACCTAATGGATATAAAACTAATATGTATTCACCTAATGGTATACCTTTTAGTTACACTAGTACACAATATGCATCAAAACCTTATCAATATATTGAGGATCAAATAAATGCAGTTACTGGACATGACATGCCATTAACTTATAAGTTTAATCAAGAGTTAGGATGGAATCAAAATGTACCTATGCATAATTGGACTCAAAAACAATTTGCACCTAATAAAGGATTAGGTAAATTTAATGCAAAAGAATTACCAGGTTCTCCTAATACATTGCAAACACCGGCTGGTTTTCAAAATAGAGTATTTGATTCAAACATACAATTAGGTTCTTTTAAAGGAAAAGGTCATTTATCTGAAAAAGGTTATAATTATAGAACTCTAGGAGATGCAGAGATAAAAGCAATACAAGAATCAAAAGGAGTTTTTCCTAAAACAGGTAAGGCAAAAGGAGGTAATGAAAATGTTAAATATTGGACCAAAGGAAATGAAAAAAACTGGTATGCTGAAAACCCTAATCAACAAGTCATAAGAATAAAAGATAATAAATTTAGTACTGATAAAGTTGCAGATGCAAATGATATAGAAATATATAATCATGAAACAGGTGCTTTTGAATCTATAATACCAGAATCAAAGTCTATACAAAAACTTACTAAAGGTAAAGCTTCTATTAATGAAGTTAAAAATACTTTTACACCAAACTCTTTAATTAATCATTCTGATAATAAATTCATACTACAGAACACTCCTGTAAAAGCATCAGGAATTACACCAAAAATAAAAAATTTACCTACTATTGAAACACATGGTTTTGAAGTTACTCAAAATGAAGTGCAACAACTCATAGATCAAAACATTGAGTATTTACAAAATCCTGAATATATAAAAAGACGTATAGCTACAACAGGAGAAACACAACAAACTGTAGAAAAAGATATTGAAAAATATATAAGAAGATTAAAAAATTCAATAATTGATTTAAATTCTAAAGATATACGCGGAGAAGGTCTTGCAACTAGAGGTAAAGAATTTTTAAAAAAACCCTTAATTAAAAGTAAAATACATGTAGCATCTTCAAATAATACAATTAAATCAAAAGAAGATGTATTACATATACTTGATCATGAAATTAAACATATTTTATCACCAGCAACTGAGACAAATTATGCTTTACGTAAATATAAAAACTATCCTCATATAGATATTAAAAAGGGTGTAAAGAATGAAAACTATATTGCTGATGATGCAGAACAACAGGTTAGATATCTTAGAATAAAAGATTACCTAAATAATAAATATGGAGTTTCAAAAAATAGTCCAATCTCAGAACAAGATTGGGAACTTTTTAGAAATGATTTAAGTAAGTGGGCAAATGAACAACATGCTGGATTAGAAAAAGGACAAATACCAATAGGTTTAAAAGATGTAGAACAGTTACTTCTTAAAAGATCTTCTGATGTAACATCAGAAGATTTAAGAAGAGCTATTAATAAAGCTTGGGGTATAGTCCCTATTGCTGGCACAATGGGTGTAATAGGAGCAGGGGCATTAAAACAACAAAAAACGGGAGGAGTAACTGAAACTTGGGAAGATGAACTATCTGATGAAGAGATAGAAGAATTAAGAAAAGCAGGATACATTATTGAAGAACTTGATTAAACTTTTAATGTTTATTGAGTAAACTAAAATTTATTATATTTAATATATATTACATATTATATGAAAAAAAGAGTAAGAGTATATAAAGCTGGTGGTCAATCAAACCAACCTACTCAAGAACAGATAGTAAATTATATTGCACAAAGAATGTCAGCTGATGATTTTGATGGTGATACAGATGCACTTAAAGCAGAATTAGCTCAAGCAGGTATTCCTGAAGATAATGCTGATGAATATATATCTTATGTGAGTGATAATTTAGGTTTAGATGATAATGAAGAAGGTGATCTAGAAGCTCAAGCTGCAGCAGAAGAACAAGCAAGAGCTCAAGAAGAAGAACAACAAGCTTTACTTGAACAGCAAAGAGCCGCAGAAGAAGAAGCTTATAATGCTCAATTAGAAGAAATGTATAATATCACTGGAGAAGAATCAGTTGATGAAGATATGACTTATGCAAAACAAGGCGGTACTAGTTTAAGCAAAAGAAGTTTTATTAAACAATATACTAAATTTGCTAAGATGGCTCAAGGTGGTGATACACCTAATCCAGGTCCGGATGATGTACTTAATGGTAGAGAGGCACATGTTAATGGATTCTTAGGTGCTGTTAAAAATACTGCTAATGATGCTGTACTAAGACAAGAAGCAGAAGCTCAGTATAATGCAGTATATGGTACACCACAGATAGGTGCTTATCAAGAAGGAGGTATACCACAAGAAGAGGTTGATTTTGAAAATCCGTTACATCACTTAAGTACTTATGGTGCTGATACAAGACATATCTTCTCTGATAACATGTATACTGAAAATGATGTTGCAGCAATGGAGCAATTTGGAGGTAATACTGGTCAAGGATTATATAGATTTATAGGTGGAGGAGATAATGAATCTGCTTATGAAATGTACCAAGACTCTGATATAGACTTCAATCAGGAAGAGTATCAAATGGGTGGATTCAGAATGCCTAAAAGATCTGGTAGACAATATACTCAAGCGGTAGGTTCTCCTTATTATACCGCTACAGGTGAAGCAGCTAACCCTGTTGATCTTGCAAATAGAAAAGTAACAAGTGTTGATGTAACTAAAAGAGGAATCTTTGGTAGACCTAAAGCATATACTGTAAACTATGATGGTACTACATCTACAGCACCAGCTGTTAATCCTGCAACAACACCAACAGGTGAATACACACCACCTAATGAGTTTACAGGTAAAAGACAACCAATTGCTAATTGGATGATGAGAACGGGTATACCAGGAGTAAGAGGTTTAGGTGCTAAAATGATTGAGTCAAAACAGTTACCTGATAATGATGTACAAAAAAATGATCCAGATGAAATAGCAAGAGTCAAGAAAATTTATCCAGATTATACACCATTTGGTCAACAAGAAGAACATGTAGAAAAAAAATATTTTAAACCATCTGTATTAAATTATGCTAAACCTTCTGTAATGGAAAATGCTGCTCAAATTGAAGCGGCAAATGCAATTAAAGATTTACAAAGTCAATCAAGAACTATGAGAGAATTTGGTGGCCCAGTAGATTATACTGAATATGCATATGGTGGTGATATATCTGTACCAGAATTATACAGAGCTCAAGCAGGTATGGAAACTAACACCTTTGATCCAAATGCTAATCCTTTAGACTTAAATAAAAAAGACTATAAAGGTGATACTGTTGATTTTACTGGTAAAGTGATTAAAAAAAGAAATACTGATTTTAGTATTGGTAATGGATCAATGGATTTAAAAGTTCCAGGTACTATAGATAAAAATTATACTAATCCATTAACCGGTGAAAAACCAGCAATAACAGCAGGTTCAGATGGTAAGTATGTAGATAATACAGAAAATGATTTATCAGTTGACGCAAAAACTAAACAAGGTACATCAGAAGATTATCAAGTTAAAAAGAACTGGGATAAAACTAGAGATAACTTTGATATGGGTATGATGGCTGTTAATGCTGGATTAGATATTGCTGATCAAGTAAAAGCACGTAGACAAGAGAATCAAATGCTCGCAAATACAACTGCAGCTGAAACTAATTATGGTATAAGCAATCAAGATGATAGAGGTGACTATGATCCTAACTCAGGTTTATTTAGACCAGATCAAATGGGATTCACTGGTGTTGCAAGATATGGTGGTGTTTATGCTAATGGTGGAAGCACAGAAGATGAAGATGAGGATGTTCAATACATGACTCAAGAAGAAATAGATGACTTCATTGCTAATGGAGGAGAATTAGAATATTTATAATTTTGCATTATGTACTTTAAAGTAAAAATAACTAAGGGATTACCACAAGCTAAAACGGGAGGTTTTACAGGTAACAATTTAAATAAACAAGTAATTAGTTTTGGTGGAGCTGATATGAATGCTGCATCAAGACATCTTGAGAATACTAGATATTTAAAACAAGTTCCAAGAGATGAAGCTAATCTAGAAGCTGAAAAAGGTGAGACTGCATTTGGTGACATCAATGGGGATGGCTTTCCAGAGCACATGCTTATTGGTGGTAAAAGACATAGTGAAGGTGGAACACCATTGAACTTACCTGATGGTACTTTTATTTTTAGTGATACTGCATCTATGAAAATTAAAGATCCTGCTATACTTGCTAAGTTTGGTAAAAAGAAAGGTTCATATACTCCTGCTGAATTAGCTAAACCTTATGACTTAAATGTTTATAGAAAGATATTGGAAGATCCTAACTCAGATAAAGTAGATAAAAAATCTGCTGAGTTAATGATTAAAAATATTAATCTTAAGCTTGGTGCATTAGCATTAGCTCAAGAATCTAAAAAAGGATTCCCTCAAGGTATTCCTGAAGTAGCTAGACCCTATATGGAAGAAATGGGTATTAGAGAAAAAGATTTAATGCCACAAAAAATTCAACCAGAAGCACAGGTTAATGAACAAGCTATGCAAAATCCATATGAAAATCAAGGTATGGGTATGCAATCTCCTGAAGAAGAAATGATGGAGCAAGGACAAGGTATGCAAAATCCACAAGAAGAGATGATGGAAGTACCTCCAATGGCTCAGTACGGTATTCAACTAGGAGACTATAACTCTACAGCTAATTATCCTGGTGATCAATTATATAAAACTGGAGGTTCATTAGAAAGATATCAAAGTAAGGGTGAAGTAAAACAAAAAGTATACACTGTAGAAAATTTACCTAAAGATGCTATTATAAGAGATAGAGTTACTACTGATACACAACCTGGAGACTTTATTAAACAAGCAGATGGTACTTATAAAAAAATAACAGGAGCTGCATTAAACAGAATTGCTACAGCAAATACAAATTCATTAGGTATACCAGTAGAAGAATTTAAAAAACAATCTCCTGAAAATGCTAAACTTATTGCAGATGCAAATAGTATTATTGAACAAGGTATTAAAGATAAAACTATAAGCGTTGATAAAAATAATAATATAAAAATTACTGGTAAATGGACTGGTAGTTTTAAAGATAGAGTATTATTATCAAGAGCATTAAATGCTACTAATGCTAAAGGTACATTTGGTACTGATAAATATAAAATTATCAGTCAAGGTGCAACAGGTCCTTATTCTAAACTTAATGAAAAAACTGGAAAACTTAAAGATTCTGGATCTTTTGTTGCAGGATTTACACCTGAATTATATGAGCAAAGATTCATATATGAACAAGCTAAAGGTTTAGGTATGACAGATGATGAAGCATTTGCTGAAGTTGACCGTATACAAAAAAATGATAAATTAAAAGCGCAAGCAAGAAGACAGTTTGCATCAACACTTGGTATTAAAGATATACCTAAAGATGATGCTGCATTATTATCTACAGACTTTTATAAAAAGAATTACGCTGATGTTACTAGAGGTATTGAAAAAACATTAGGTGAAGGTTCATATAGACCAGCAATAGGTAACGAACTGTTAGCAGGATTTGAACATTTTGATGCATTAGGTTTTAAACCTGAATATCAATATGAAAATGAAACACCTATAGTAGCAGATGAGACAAAAGCAGATGAAATAGTTGCTCAAGAAGAAACACCTGAAATTCCTTATCAAGGTACTCCAGAATGGTGGAAACAAGATAAAGTAAATCTTGGTCTTGCTGCTGCTGATTATTTTGATGTAGATAAAGCTTTACCGTGGGCAGCAAGATATGAACCACAATTATTGTCTCCTACATTTTATGATCCTACAAGAGAACTTGCAGCTCAGTCTGAACAAGCTAATATTGCTAATCAAGCTTTAGCTCAATTTACAGGACCACAAGCATTATCTGCTAGATCAGCATCTATTCAAGGACAAGGTGCTAAACAAGCCGCAGATACATTATCAAGATATAATAATCTTAATGTTGGTGTTGCTAATCAGTTTGAAGGTAACAATGCACAGATTGCTAATGAAGCTCAAAGATTTAATCAAGCACAGAACAAACAATTGTATGATCAAAATGTAATTGCTAACCAACAGTTTAAAAATACTAAACGTGCATTAAGACACAACTTAGGTGAAGCATATAATACTGGTACAACTAATATGATGAAAACTGATGCTTTAAATCAGTTATATCCTCAATACTCTGTTGATCCATCAACTGGTGGTAGAATGCATTATACAAGAGGTAAACAATACAAACCTGAGTTAGCAAGTTCATTTGATTCATTAGTGCAAAAATATATGGGACCTCCTTACTATATGGAGGGAGCGGATGCTATTAAAGCAGCTAAAACAGCTTCAGGATATTCAGGTACAACTGATGGAGTTGATCCAGATATGATAGGAAAAATATACAGTAAAAAAGGTGGACCTGTAGAACTTGGATATGTAATGGGTTCAAATGTATTCCCATTCATGTTCTACTAAACTTTTTAGGTTTAGTAAACTTATAAAATTTTAATATATTTACAGTATAGACAAACATTAACAATATGAGTACTTATCTACAGGGCGTAACCGATTATATACCTCAGTTTCAACCATTTCAACCTGATTTAAACTTTTATGCAAATGCATTGCAGACTAAGCAAAATCAATATGATACAAACTATAAAGCATTAAACAATGTTTATGGTCAATATTTTTATGCAGATTTAACTCATGGAGATAACCTTAAGAAAAAAGATGAATTGATTAAAGCAATTGATTTTAATCTTAAACGTGTTTCTGGTTTAGATTTATCTCTTGAACAAAATGTTACTCAAGCTCAACAAGTATTTAAACCTTTCTATGAAGATAAACATCTTATGAAAGATATGGCTTGGACTAAAAATATAAATAGTCAAAAAACATATGGAGCAGGTTTAAAAAATGCTAGAGATGAAAAGTTAAGAGCTCAATATTGGGATGCAGGTGTACGTGCTTTAGATTATAAAACTGAAGAATTTAAAAATGCTTCTCTTGAAGAAACAATGAATATTGGTAATGCTTCATATACTCCTTATGTTAATGTAATGGAGAAAGCTCAAAAGATTGCTAAAGATTCAGGTTTATCAGTTGAAACTGTTGATTTTAGTCCTGATGGAAAATGGATTGTTAAAACTAAAAACGGTGAACAATTAATACCTAAGTTATCTCATTTATTTGAAGCAACTCTTGGATCTGATCCAGCTGTAATAGATGTATACAAAACTCAAGCATATGTAAATAGAAAAGATTACGCTTATTCTAATGCTGCACAATTTGGTGGAGATCAGAATGCTGCTGAAATGAGTTATTTATCTGAAAGCTATAAAATGCTTAAAGCTGAGAATGAAGCAAGATTAGCTAAACTACAAAACAACAGTAAAGTATATGATAAAAAAGCTGCTGATGTTGAAAAGTCTATAGAAGAAGGTGATGCAACACCAGAATCTAATGACTATTTAACAAGATTACAAGAAGCAAAACAAGTAAATAACACACTATTAACAAATACTGATAATAATGTAAATTCATTATCTGAAAGATCAGGTACTTTAACAACAAGCACCGGATTTGAAAATCCTTATGGTGATGTTGAATCATTAAGATGGAAAGTTGATAATGCAATGGCATCTAGATTAATGCAAAAAGATCTTGGTGAAGCAGCTAATGTGTTTGCTTTTAAAGATGCTAAACAAGATATTAATGCAAATCCATATGCAGTACAACAAATAGCTCATCAATATAGAATGCAAGAAGTTGCTTCTGCTAATGCTAGTAGAGAAAAAGCAGCAAACATTGCACGTCAAACTGAAATTGATAAAGAAAGAGTTGCAACAGGTGCATGGGAATGGGATAGAGATCCAAATAGTTCAACATATAATCAAGCAATACCTAGAGATGAAGCTAATTTACTTACTGTAGCTAAAAAAAGTAAAGGTACATCAACTGATATTGTAAACTTAAATGAGCAATCAGCTAAATATACAAGTAATCAAATTACTGATAAAGTAGTACCATACGTTACTAACATGCTTGTATCAATTAGAGAATTACAAAAACAAGGTAAATTATCTAACAGTGATATAAAAACTATATTTGGTAATACAGGTATGAGTGCAGAAAAATTAAATGCACAATTGCAATCTGATCCTTATAAGTTAATTACAAAAACATTAGGTACAACTAAGTTAAAACAAATTACAAATGGTTTCCAACAAGTAATTAAACAGAATTATAATAAAGGTATAAAAGGATTTGATGCTGTTGGTCAACAAATGAGTAGTTATAACATAGATTTAAATGATTACTATACTTATGTTTCTGACTTACAAAACTGGAGAAAAGAATCTAAAGATGCAGTTGTAGATTATGTTAAAAGTACTATTGATAAAGATATAAAAGGTTATGTTGATAAGATGTATGATAAAAATGGTAATTTATTATCTGAGTCTGAATTTAACAAAATATTTGGTTTTGTATCAAGTAGTCCAAATTCAGAAGTAATACAGGTTGGTAGTCAACCGTTAATGGGTGGATCTGGTAAAGGTTTTAATAGTACACAAGATTACACAAAATCAAAAATGTCACCTGGAAAAAGTGTTAGTCCATATAAAGAACTTAAAAGAGCAATTCACAAAGCATATGGTTCAACTAATGTAAAGTTTACTTCCGCACCTCCACAATTAACATCTATTGGTCAATTTAAAGATGCAGGATTAACTACTATTGGTGAGCATGGTGTGCAAGTATATCCAGATGATAAAACTTCAGCTGGTGCTTTTGGATGGGAAACTTTTAAAAATGATTTTAATAATCTTGATTTTGATGCTGATGCAGATGTATCATTTGTTGGACCTACAACAACTGGTGCAAAAAGAAACAAAGAAGGTAAATTATTAATACAAGAAATGTTTAAAGAGACATCTGAACCAGGAGGAAAGTTTAGAGGTTTCAGACTTGCAGCTCAACCATTAGCACAAAATAAAGCTGGTAAAGGAGCAATGATTATTTATCCAGATTCTGAATGGTTAAAGAAACATACATATACTGAAAGTGGTGAGGGAGAAAACTATAAAAAAGGTCCTGGTATCATTAGTGCAAAGTTAGCTAGATATATTGCAGAAAATGGTATATCTATTACTGCTGATGAAAGAAAATGGAAAAACAGTATTTATGAAGCTACAAAAATAACTCCATTTGAAGCACATGTAAATTATAGTAAAGGTCCTGTTACAATTAATGATCCTAATGATGATCTTAATATGAACAGTATCACATTTGAAAAAGATAATATACTTGGTGGATACAGTTACAATTTTAAATTTAAACAATGGGATCCTCAAAAAAATGCATATATTCAAAAAGAAGTAGCAGATCATGTTTATACTGGACAAGAATTAGAAAATGCAAGAGTTCTTGCATATAGATCATGGCCAGTATCTAACAAATCAAATAATGAAATCTTTAACAGTAATAGATAATGGAAAATAATAACTCATTAGATCCACTAGGTCCAGAATTTGGCCGTATTAATGCACCAGCAATTGATTCTAAAAGCTTAACTCCATTTGAAGGTGATACATTAAAAGATAATAAAATAAATTTTTTTCCTGTTACTGGACCATTATCTTCTACAAATCCAAGTATTGCAATACAAGATGCTGTTACTGGACGTGCTCCACGTATACAAAGCAAAAATAATCCAAGAAAAGGGGTAACTGCAAGTCAAGTTGGAGATGCTTTTGCTCAAAACTTTAAAATGGAACTTGCAGCAAATAGAGATAGAAATCAATATGCTAAAGTAAATGCATATAATGCTGGTCCATCTGGTAACTCTTTCTATAAAAGATATGCTGCGTTTGGTCAAAAGAAATTTGATGAGATAGGTTTTTCTCCATTGAGAGATAATGAGGCAATGTATAATGCCAATACATCATGGTCAGATAAGTTTGTTAGAAGTATGACTTATGGTTTAATACCATTAACAGCAAGAGGATTTATTTCTGGTCCAAAGAGTTTAATAAAAATGATGCAAGGTGATTTTAGTACAGACCTTGAAGATGCAAGAATAAATGCTGAAGCTAGTGCAATTGGACAAGATACATCAAAAGGCTTAGGAGCATTCTTTAACAACACTGCAATGAGTTTTGGTTATACAGCAGGTATAATTGCTGAATCAATATTAGAAGAAGTTGCAGGTGCGTTGCTTTCACCATTAACAGGAGGGGGTTCTTTCTTTGCAGCTACAGCAAACAATGCTAGAAAAATTGGTAAAATAGGTGAAGCAATTGATATGGCAGTAGATGGATACAAAGCTGTTAATCAAACACTTAAGGAAGCAAACAATATTAATGGTGCTAGAAAAATGTGGAAAGCAGCGGAAAATATTAATGCAAGTAAGATAACTAAGTTTATAAATCCATTTGAAAATACATTTGATGCAATAGTTGGTATAGGTAAAAATACTGATAACTTAACAGGATTAGCAAGATTATCACAAAGTACAAGTAGAACAGCTGGTGGACTATTTAGAGATGTAAGGAATATCAATATGGCATTAGCTGAGGCACGTCTTGAAGGTGGTTTAGTAGAAAATGAACTATATGATAAAGCTTATGATGCATTTTATTTAAAAAATAAAAGAGCACCAAATGATGATGAGCAATATCAAATGACTAAGACTGCAAAAGAAGCAGGTATGCATACATTAATGTGGAATACAGGTTTAATTCTTGCATCAAATAAAATAGTTATTCCTAATTTATTAAAATCAGGAGTATCTAAAAGAGCTTTACAATCTAAACTTGATGATGTATATTCATTTAAAGGTGGTAAAGTAGTACTTGAAAAAACATTTAAAGAAGGTAAAAAAATTGCTAATGGTACATTTACATATGTAGAAGATTCATTTAAAAACTCACTTAAAGGATTTAAAAAAGCTCCTGTAATGACAACAGCTAAAATAGCTGGAAAATACCTTAAAGGAAACTTAATGGAGGGTGTACAAGAGAATTTACAAGATGTAATATCCACATCTAATGAAGAATACTATTTAACTGCATATAAAAATAAAGAATTAGGAGCACATTTATATAACAAGTCTCTTGATTCTTTAATGTACAATGGAGTTAAAAATCAATTTTCAGCTCAAGGTTTTGAAACATTTTCTTCTGGTTTATTAATGGGATTATTTTCTGGAGGCTTAAATCTTTTAAAAGGTGGATTTGATTATGGATATAATAATACATTTAATAAAGAAAAGTATCAAGAGTATAAAGAAACAAGAGAGAAACACGGTAAAGAAGTTGCTCAACAGTTAACAGCATTATACAATACTCCATCACAATTCTTTAACTCAAGAATATTTAATTATGGTACACAAAATAATATCATAACTGAAATAGATGACGCTGATACTAAGAAAGCAAAAGATGAATTAGCTAGAGCATTTGTTACTCAAGTAACTACTGCATTAAATACTAATACTCTTAATTATTTTAAAGATCATATTGCATCATTTAAAGAGTTAACTCAAGAGGAATATGAGGAAGCATTTGGTTTTGAAAAAGGTACAGGTACTAATCAACAAGAAAAAATTGATAGCATATTAGCCAATGTTGATTCAGTACAAAAAGCTTATACTTATGCAATGGATAGATTTAAAGATCCAATTGATTTAAGTGATTATAAAGAAGGTACACCTGAGTATGAAGATGCTGATATGTTAAAAAATGCATGGAGACAAGGTATAAATAGTTATGTTTTTAAAAACCATGCATTTATGAATGCTACTAAGAGAATGACAGATATCTCTGGTAGTATATTAAATAATCCTTCAATGAAAAACATGTCTCAATTAGACATGAATTTTATACTAGACCCTTCTAATATTGGTAATGAAATAGATTTACTTAATTCAGAAATAGAAACATTAAAGCAAGCTACTGATAAAAAATCTAAAGATGACTTACTAAAAAAACAAAAAAGAGTAACTGCACTTGAAGACTTTGCTGCTGCTCATAAACAATATGAGTCAAGACCTTCTAAAGTTAAAGTTGCAAATGCAGTATTTGAAGAAATAAAAAAACAAAACAACTTAGAAGAATTAACTAATGAGCAAAAGCTGCAAATACTAGAAGAAAACAAAGACAAATTAAAAGAGGTTTTTGGTGAAGAGTTGAGTGATTCTGAAATTGAACACATACTTGATGCAGAAAAAGGTGAGACATTGTTAAATTCTAAATTAGAAATAGCTTACAAAAACTATTTAAAAAATACAAATGGTATTGATCCATCATATGTATTTGATACTGATATTGATAATAGTTTTGTGACACTTAAACATTATTATGAATTATATAAAGAATCAAAACAACTTGTAGAACAAATAAACCTATTACATGATCCTCAAGGATTCATGGATCATATTGATAAAACTCGTGTATGGATGAGTAACATGTATAATAATAGACAGGATTATTATATAGATATGGTTAATAAACAAATGGCAGCTCTTGAAAGTAATGAGTTATTAAATAGATTAGCTGACATGAATATTTTCATAGATCTTGATGAGTTTCAAGACTTTATGGAAAATGGTACACCACCAAAAGAATTCTTTGATCAGACAACTAAACAAGTTGTTCCAATTGGTAGTGAAAAATATAAAGAATTATTTTTTAAATTATTTCAAGCTAAAGCATTAAGAGAAAAAAATGTAAAACAAGAAACACTTGATGAAAAGTTACAAGTTCAAATTGATAAGCTTAACGTAGCTGAACAAATAGAACTTGATGCATTAGAAAAAGTTGAAGTAAAAACTAAAGGTAATACTGTTAAAAAAGATGATTTGACAATTAAAGACATTGCTGTTGCAGTTGCATTAGGTGAATATGTAGATATTACAGATGCTAGTAACGGTAATGTTATCACTCTTTATAGTTCTGAGCAAGGTTTAAGAAGTAATGATAATGATGGTGACTTAATATCAATTAAAGATGTTACATCTAAATTTTCTCAATTTACTACATATAAGATTGAATTTAAATCTGACCCAGAACAAGTAAAAGTTATTAATGAAAAATACAATAAACTTAAAGAAGAAACAATAGCAAAATATAATGCTGAAAAAGAAAAAAATGAGTTAAAGGTATATTCTATTAATACACCACTTAACCAATTTCCTAAAGATTTATATAAGCAGTTACAAGATGCATATAACGAATCTGAAGAAGCACAATCAGTAGATACTCTTGATTTAGAAGATGAAGACATTGAGATAATGTTTTCTAATTTTATATTAAAAAATCCTGTTGCAAAAGAGATTATTGATGCATATAATGCAAAAAATGAAGAGGAAGTACAAAATGAAAAGTCAGGTGCTATTGATGAGTTTGATTTCCAACAAGGTAAAAAAACTGTTAATACATCTAAGTATACTACTGATCAATTAACTGCAATAGTTGCACAATTAAAATTATTAAAAGATGCTGAAAAAGAGATAGTTAAAAAAGAAATCTACTCTACATTGATTAATAAGTTTGAAAAATTAATTGCAACACGTAAAGGAAAAGAGTTTACTCCAGAAGTGCAAGAGATGATCAAAACACTAGAAGAGAAACTACTTGCTCAACAAAAAAATATAGAAAAAATAAATGAGGACAATTATAAAGTTAAGTCTACAGGTGTATTGCTTGAAAGAGTAACTAACTTTCTAAAAAAACTTAAAAAAGGTTTATTTAAATATAAAGGTGTAGCTACAATTGCAAAAGCATTTAATAATTCAATTGATAGAATTGGTTTAAATAAAGAAAGTATAGATGACTTTGTAAATGAGTTAGATGACACTTTATTTAAATTAAAAAAATCTGGATACACAAAAGATACAGTTGATGGTATTAATTCAACATCTGATATACTTAGAACTTATTTAAATAACATATTAGAGAATAAAGAGAACCAACCTGTTAAAAGTAAAAAAGCTTTATTACTTGATATACAAAAATTTATAGCTGATAATGTATATGTTTATACTCAGGTAGCTGGTACATACTTAGATGAACAACTAAGAAACTTTTTTACTCCTGGTAGTGTACCAAAGTTTGATGAGTCTAAAATTACAAGAGAAGCATATGATGAATTATTTGGTGCAGATAGTTTTATTAGACCTTTAAAGAAAAAAATAGACTCAGGTGAATTATATGTATTAGCAAATAACATTAAAGTATTTGATGAAGAAACTGGTGTAGCTGGTGAGATAGATTTACTACTTATTGATAAAGAAGGTAAACTACAGATAATAGATTTTAAAACAGGTGATCAAGAAAAGTGGAATGGTTTTGTTAATAAAACTGAATCTGGGTTAAATAAGCTTGATGAATATACTTTACAACAATACACATATGCAAGATTGTTGAAAAAAATGACAGGTTTAGATGCTGAAATAAATATCATGCCTATTGAGGTTACAATCAATCAAAAAGAGTATAGAATCTATTCAGTTAATCAACCAACTAATACAAAATTACTTGGTCTTGATAAGTGGTATTTTAAACTAGATCCAAATTTTAATGATATTAAATCTAGAATAGATGCTAAGATTAAGATTGAGAAAAAAGATACAGGTAAACAAACACCACCTCCTGCAAGTAATCAATCTGATATTGAAGCTAAAAAAGCTGATATAGAAAGAAGAAGACAAGAAGATTTAAACTTCAATAAAATTACAAAATCAAGTACAGGAATAAGTGCTCCTGCTTTGTGGAGTAGTTTAGCAGAAATTCAACAAAAGATAGAAAATGATTTCAAAGGAAATCCTTCACTTTCAATTTCTACATACATTAAAAACAATAAAGCTGTCTCCAAATACACACAAGAAAAAATAAATGAATTTAATCTAGCTTTAGAAAATGTAATCAATGCTAAATATGATGCAGAACTTGCTGCTTTAGAAAAGAGTACTACAGAAACTACTGATCCTATATCAGATGAAGTGTATGACAACTTTATTGATTATGGTGTTGTACCACAAGAAATAATAAACTATATTGCTGATAAAATAAAAAATAAAGAGCAGTTATCTGAAAGAGAGACAGCAATAGCTACTTATAAAACAGCAGAGATAAATAAAAGATTAGAAGAATTATACAAGTTAGAGCAAGAAAAAATCACAAAAGTATCTGAGCTTACACTTAAAAAAGGTGATACAGTAATTGTAGAAAACACAATCTTTGGTAAAAATGAAGGTATTGTTTTTGCAAATAAAGGTGCTGTAATTACTGTACTTAAATCTACTGAAAAAGGTGTAACTTTTACATATAATAAAAGACAAAAAACCGTACCTTTGTCTGAGTTAGATAAGCATGTTACTACTATGCCTATTGCAAAAGCTAAAGAAGCTCAAAAGGCAGATGAAAAACTTGATGAAATAGATAAAGATATCATTGCAGAATCAAGTAAAATTGTAAAAGATTTTATTAAAAAAGATGAAGCAATGACTAATGCACAAACAAAAGCTGATAATAAAAAATTAGCTGATATTTACAATGATTTATTAAATGATTTAGATTGTTAATACTATGAAATTAAACTGTTCCTTATCAGAGACACAAGTTGAAAACTTATACATGGCTGTATATAAAGAGATGTTGCTTGCTAAAGAAGCAGGTAAAGCTTTTGATCCTGAGCCTTTTATGATTAATTTATTTGAGAAGATACAAAAGAAAAAAGATGTTAATGTAGCATCTACTTTTTTACAAGTTGTACCTACTTTAATGAAACAAGCTAGAGATCAAGAAGCATTAAAAGGTCTTGATTTTTCTTTAGATGCTAATCAAAAATTAATTGATGAGTTTAGAGATACTGATAATGGTTTACTTAAAACACTAAATTATTTTAGACCAACAGCTACATTAAAAGATTTAATGGTTAATGTTAGTATTCAAAAAAATATTATCAATGATCCGGCAAATGTTACTGATGAGGAATTTGATGAAATAATTAATGATCCATTTAGATGGCAAGCAAATGATGCTTTCTCATCTACTATGCAAGAACTAGAGCCAAGAAAACCTGAAGATAAAGATAAACAAGGTAAAGAAAAAAAAGATCCTAATAAAATTACAATATACAAAACTATAAGAAGAATAAGATTAGAGGCTAAACAAGAAACGGCTTTAAGCCCTTTAACTTACCAAGGTGTAAATATTTATCTTAGACCTGTAATGTTATCTACTCTTAATGCTACTGAAACATTAGATGCAACTACTGTTGCACATATTATTAGAAGTAATAGTATGGTAGATCAGGGTACAGCTGATCCAAATGTTACTCAAGCTAAAGATATTGTTGTACTTGTTTTATCTGATCAATCAGGTAATGCAATACATTTTGACAATCAAGGTTCAATAACATCAAAAGAAAATGGTGGTCAACCTGTATATCAATTCTTAAGAGATGTAAGAAATGTTGAAGGGTCAGATAAATTAAGAGTTACTGATATATATGGTATTGAGGATAGAATCCTTTCTCCTGCAGATATAATTGAGAGAGCTGCAAATCAAGTTAAAATGAGTGTAGAATCTTGGGTAAAATCACAAGGTACTACATATGAAAAAATGCTTGAGTCAGTTGAAAAACAACAACAAGAACAATTTGAAGAGTTAAAAAAATTAAGAGACAAGGTACGCGCTGGTGACAATACTATATTGTTAGATATAACAGGTATATCTGCAGGTATTGCTGATATATTTGGTATTGGAGAATCTGCTACACTTAATTCATTATTAAATGAGTTTAAGATACCATATCAAGAAATGCAAATTCAAATATTACCAGGAGATGAAAATTCAATGGCTGCTGTATATGTTGATGGTGTATTTTATAAAATTGATAGACCAAATCTTAAAGAAGAATATATTAAACAAATTGCAGCTGTGTTATTGGATCCTAGTTTATCTAATAAACAAAAAAATGATTTTTATTTGCAATTTACATCAAATGCAATTACTACACAAAGAAGAAAATTATTTGTAAATTATAATGATACAAATAATACTTTAACTGTATTATACAGAACAGGTCCTGGTAAAACTACTGAATTAATTTTATCTGATCCTGCAGCTGAACAAATCATTATTGATAGCTTACTTAAAGAAACTATAAAAGATAATGGTAAAACATTTGCTACCAATTTAAACTTTAATGATGACTTGTTAAAAGGAGAAAAAACTTTTTATACATATGATACTGTAAATAAAAAACTTGTACCAACATCATATAAAGAATTTCTTTATAATTTAAATTTAAACATTACAAGCACATCAGAAAAAACAACTGATAAAAAAGGTGAGACAACTAACCCGTACTTTGTATTTCAAGTATCTAATAGTTTTATAGAGAGTCTTAGACAATCTGAAAAAGAAGTTAATGCTGATACAAGATCACTTATAAGAAGAACTAAAGATAAATTAGTAACTAAGCTTAAAAAAAATAATAAATTAGCAGGTAAAATTAGAAGTGCTAAAGCTCTTACTGATGCAACATTTTATATGACTATAGATGGTGTACTAGTAGAAGGTAGATACAATAAAGGTGTATCATCTAAAAATATTAAAATAGATGATGATGTAACATTTATTGTTGCTGATGAACAGTATGGAAAAAAATTATATAGAGATGTAATATCTATATATGATGCAAATAATAATAAAATTGGTGTTGTAAGTGAAACCGATTTTCAAGCTGGTGAAACACAAAGAACACCTGAACAAGTAAAAGAAGCTGCAATAGAAGCTGATAAAGAATATACAAGTAAAGAAAATGTAAGTACACCCGAAGATAATACAGGTATAGATGATTTATTATCTATGCTACCTAGATCTAGTAAGCTACCAAATAATGTAACTCAAGAAGAGATTGATGCAGCTAAAGAATGGTGGGAAAATTCTCCATTATCTAAGTTGATTAAGCTTGAGCACATGGCTAACATAGTTAACTCTGATGTTTATGCAAGATTTATTATAGCTGGTAAAAGATTAGAAGATACAGCAATACAATTAGATACTGCTACTGGAAGTTCTGCAGTAGATTTATACCATGAAGCATGGCATGGATTCTCTCAATTGTTTTTAACTAAAAAACAAAAGACAAAGTTATATGCTGAAACAAGAAAAAGATTAAATAAATATGATCTTTCTCCAATGGAGGTAGAAGAAATACTTGCTGAAGAGTATAGAGAATATGCTAAAAATCCTAAAACTGTAGGTGATGCACCTGTAAGAAATACTATATTCAGAAGAATATGGAATTTTATTAAAGCACTATTTGGTAAAAGATCTACTCAAGAAGATTTATTTGAGAGATTATTTTTTGCTGGTAAGAATCCTAAACTTTTAAACAAATTTACTCCACTTGTTGATAATGCAATGTTTAATAAATTAAACAGAGCTAGAGGAGTAATGAATACAGAGACAAAAGAATTAGTATTAAACTATCAAGATAGTCTTAAAGTATCTAATCAACTTGACTCAGCATTATCTGAATTTATTGATAAAGTATATAACAAAAGAGAAGCAGCCAGTGCAAATAATGTTAAAGATGCTGCGGGTAATCTTGTTAGATCAAATAAATCTGGTACTATTTATATTTTAGCTAATGATAAAGCTAGAGAAGTAGCTTATAAAGAAATTAAAAAAGAGTTTCAAAAAAAACTTGATAACTTTAATGCTGACTTAGAAAATACTTCAGAAGAAGATTTTAATAAAAGAGCAGTATTAAATGATAAAATTAGAATCATTAATACTACATTAGAAAACTGGGATGCTGCTATTATATTCCATAAAGAACATAGTACATTTGATTTAATTAAACAGAAGTATATTGAGCTATCTGAGGAAGAAGAAGAGTTAGACAATGATGTATCTGCTCCAGAAAATGTAGATTCATCTGAAGCAGTAGCTAAAAGTGATGTAGGTGCAAAATCTTTATTACAATTAGCTGAAAAAGAAACTCTTTATATATTAAAAAGTTTATTTAAACAGGTTGATGGTAAAGAAGTAACAGGACCATTAGGTTTTCCTGAGCTTGCTGATTTCAGTAAGACATGGAATATTGTTACTAAAGTAATTGGTGGTGAAAAAGATCCATCTAAAATGTATGATAAACTTGTTGCAGCTGGAGAAATGTATCCTGAGTTGCGTCAATTAATTAATACTAAACTACCAAACCCAAGAAGTATTGATACTATTGAAGAGTTTAATATTAAAGCTGCATTTTGGCAAGACTTTAAAAAGACTCAACTTAGATATATTCAATTAACAGTTGATAAAGATGCTGAAACAGGTCAGTATAAATCTGAAGTAACAGATGCCTCTATTGAGTTTAAAAATGTAATTAATAAATTCAAAAGTGATTTTAACTCATCAGCAGAGACTAAATTTATTGGTAAGACAGCAGATAACAAATCTGTATTAAAAATTGATAAAGTAGTAGATGCATTCTCTAATGTGGATACTGTACAAAAACAAATTGAATTTGCTAACGCATTAGGTATAGACTTACAAGACTTAAAAAGTATTAAAGATGAATTAGGTAAAAATCAAAAAAAATATGGTATTCCATATTTATTTGGTATTACAAAAGCTGTTCATGCATTACAAAAAGATCCTAAAGCAACACAAGCACAAAAAGATTTTATTGATAAGTTCTTAGCAAATCCTATTAATGCATTATATGGTAAAATACCAGAAGGTATATATCCAAAAACAGAAAGTGAGAAAGCTGTATTACAAAACTTGGCTAAACTTCAAAGTAAATTTGGTACAAACTATTCAAGTTTTAGTGTATTAAATGCTGAGAAAAATCTTGTAAATGAGTTTATAGAAGATAACACAGTCTCAATGATTGTTGATGCTATAAATACTGTAGCTAATGGTAGAGAGTTATGGACTAATAGCAAATACAAATACATGAGTTATTTGAATCCTACTATCAATGGATTTACAGAACACTCAAAATTATTAAATAGTATATTTGAAGCTGAAGAAAATACATGGGACAGAAGGAAAGGTGGTAAATTAGACCTTGTAATGATATCTGGTACACAAATGGTACCTACTAATGAAGGTGCTAATACAACATCATTAGATGTACATAGTAAGTATATTCAGGAATTAAACATGATGTTAAAATTAGGTTTTCAAGAATTTATGAGACATGCTTCTAAGTCTTCATCATTTGGTATGAAGTCAGCTAAAGGTATTGTTGGTGGTCCTGGTAAACCAAAAAGTAATTTATATGTTGATATAGAACAATTTACTCCTAATGGAGATGCTGATCAATATGCTGTAAACAATATATTTTTAGGTTATATTCAAGCTGAGTTAATCAGAATACAAAAAATCAGATCTAATAGAGATGAGTATAAAAAATATGCAGGTTATAACAGAGAAATTAAATCTGCTGATGGTAAAACGGTTATTGGAATGGCTGGTGAATTTTTTACAGCTTTTGATAATGTATTAACTGATAAAACTAAAAATGAGATAATTGATAAAGTAAAAGATGGTAATCTTATTGATTATTTAAAATCAGACCTTGAGTTAAAGAAAGATATCACGGAGCAGATTACTAAATACTTTAATGATCAGACTTATGTTAATCAAAAAGATTTTCAAAAAGCTAAATGGATTGATCCTGCATTACGTAATAAGTTAAAAGCATATGAGCTATCTGCTGAGGAAGAAGAGAAAATGCTTGTAAAAGCTTATACTATGAATGCGTGGATTCATAACTTTGAGACAGCAAGTTTAATATATGGTGATATAGTACAGTATAATCATGCTAAACAAGAGATGCATAAAAGAAATACAGGTTCTACTTCAGGTGGTAGAGGTTTCTTAACTGATAAATACACTCAAATGTTTATTAACAGCAATCTAATTGCTGGTACATCATATGGTTCTAAACTAGCTGAGTTATCACAATTTGGTCCTGATTATAATGTTTTTAATTATAATGGTACTTATAACACTGCAATTGCTCAAGATATAAAAAGAGATTCAGTATATGTTAAGCACATTGAGAAAGCATTAAGAGAAGACTATGAAAAAAGAGGTTTAGTAAAAGAAGAAATTGATAAAAGAGTTGCCATTGAGATTGATAAATATAATAAAATGGAAGAAGGTGATGGTCAAGGTTTTATTACTTTTGATGCATACCGTACTTTAAAAATGACTGAAAAAAGCTGGGGAGCAGATCAAGAAAAACTATTTCAAGATATTATTAATGGTAAACCAGTTAAAGCTGAAGACATTACTCATTTCTTTCCAGTATATAAATTACAGCACTTTGGTCATTTAGCTAATACATCATTACCGGTTAATGCAATGCACAAGTTTGCATTGATGCCATTGATTCCATCAGTGATTAAAGGATCTGACTTAGAGTCTTTACATCATCAAATGATGAAAGGTAATATACAATACTTTACATTCCAAACAGGATCTAAAGTAGGTAGTGTAACATCTGATGGTAAAGCAGATAAAATATATGACGATAATGGAGAGCAAAAATCATTAAAATCTGATATAGCATTTACTCCAAACACCATCTATTTAGAAAATCTTAAAAATGTTACTGCAGTTCCTGATAAATATAAATCTAAAACAGTATTTGCAACTCAGTTAAGAAAACTTATACTTGAAGGTTTATATGAAAATGGTGAGATAGTAAATAAAGATTATACATCATATGTTAAAGCATATGAACAAGCTGTTGATGATTATACAGATATCCTTAAAAAAGAATTACTTGAGGAAATTGGATATGAAATAGTTAATGGTAAATATGTAAGCGGTGATGTATCTAAATTCATGGATGTAGTTCAGAGAGAACTTGAAAGAAAAGATATTCCTGAGCACTTAATTGATTATATTCAAGTAGGTACAAATAATAAGATTACAAAAGATTTATCATTACACTTACTTTCAGGTGATATTGAAAAAATGATAACATCACTTGTTGAAAAAAGAATAGTAAAACAAAAAGTAAAAGGTGAAGCCTTAGTACAAGTAGCAAGTGCTATGTCTAATGGATTGTGGGATTCAGGTTTTAAATTTGATAAAGCTAATACTGCAGATATAGAGAAATATTTAGGTAGTAATAACTTACCATTTTACTATCCAGGTGAAGATGGTAAAACAAATGCAATGAAAGTTGCTATTGCATTACAAGGTGATTTTACTAATCTTTTAAAACTTAAACACAATGATGGAGAAGTCATTGGTACAAGAGAGAGATTAAATGAGATGATCAAGAATGATGAGTGGTTGAATAAAGGTAATAACCGTAAAGCAATCACAATGACAGCTGTAAGGATTCCAGTACAAGGATTAAACTCTATGGAGTTTATGGAAGTGTATGAGTTCTTGGATCCAGCTGCAGGTAATATTATTATTCCTCCATCAGAAATTGTTGCTAAGTCAGGAGCCGATTTTGACGTTGATAAGCTTACTACATTTATGCCTAACATAGATGCAAGAGGTCAATATGTTGAGTCTGGAATGGATACAGAAACATTAGATAGACTTATTGCTGCTTCTAAAAAGAAAGGTGATAAAGCTGAAATGACTAGACTTATTAAGTTACAAAAAGCTGCTTTAGAAAATAAATTAATTGATTCAATTAGAGGTATTTTACAATTACCAGATAACTATGCTACATTAGTAAGACCTAATGATACTTACTTAATGAAAGATATAGCTGATGATTTAGTTGACTTGTTACCTGAATATGGTAGATATAAAACTATTAGCCCTACAAATGTATTAGAGGTAGGTTATAACCTACATAAACATGAGGCAAATATGATTGGTAAAGATGTATTAGGTATTATTGCACTTGAAAATGCATTAAATCCATTATACACATCATTAGGTGCAGCTCTTCCAAAAACATATAAAGGTTTAGTAAAAAATAAAATCACTAAAAAGTATGAAGAAGATCCAACTGTGGATTATGAAATGAGATTACTACTCAACCATAATAAAATGGATGATGGAAGAATTTCTTTATCTGGTATAAACAGTGAAGATGGTCAAGATAAAATTGCGGATTTAATATCACACTTGATGAATGGATCTGTGGATGTTGAGAAAGATGCGTGGATATTCTTTATTCAAGCTAATAAAGAAATAGTACCTATATTATTAAACTTACTTAAAGCAGGTGTACCAAAAAGAGAAGCCGTATACTTTGTATCTCAACCATTAGTAAAAGAATATGCAAGACAGCAAAGATTATATGGTAGTGCATTTGCTAATCTTATTGGTAAAAATACAGAAGCAGATGAAAGTGCAAAATATAATGCTCTTCAAGCTACATTAAGACAAACAGATATCAGTAATGCAATTTATGATGCAAATGAAACTAAGTTAAATAAAGTACTAAATAGTGCATCTCCTAATACAGAAATAAGTGTAAGAGTAGCATTTGAACAAAAACCTTTTAAAACTACAATTAAAGAATTAAAAGATGATATTAAAAACTATAGAATAAATTTATTTGAGATTGAGAACATATATGACAAAAAGGGTTCATTATTTAAAGGTATTGTAGTTAATCCATTTGATAAATTTTATCACCCATTATCAAATGCAAATTATAAAGATGTTGCTTTAGCTGCAACTAAAGGTATTGATAAATTTAACTTATCTGATTTAGAAAAACTAGTTAAAACTAATGACACAACAAGTAAAACAGCTATTGCTGCATTCTTGCATTATTTAGAATATGAAAAACAAATAAAAGGTATTGCTGATCTTAAAAGACAATCAAATCCAGATACTACTACTTCTAAAACTATTCAAGAGATAATACAAAAACGTCTTGGACTAGATATGTTAGCTGAGTCATCAAAATTAGAAACACAATTAGTAAGTAAATTAAGAAATCAATCTATATTAGGTTCTTTCTTTGATAATACACTTACTGAAGACTTGGTTGAGCCATTGTTTCCATTAACTGATGATAAAAGAGTATCTGAGTATTTATTAAAATACCTTAAAGAAAACGATGTGCCTGCTAAATTTGGTGAAGGTGCTGATGGTGTAACTAATTTTATATCATCTTTTAAAAATGCAATGGTTAATTTTATATACCAAAATAAATTAAACCAGATAGTAACTAGAGGTGAATCATTTCCTGGTGTACCAGAGTCTTTTACATCAGTAGATCATCAAAAATTTGTAGTTGACTTCATGGGTATGCTAAGTGAAAATACTCACTTAAAAGAGTTATACTCTGTACTAGAACAAATAACTGACGTACCTGTAAACATATATGATACAAAAACTAAAAAAGTTAAAAGTCAAATTGCTGTTTTAACATTAAATAATAAAGCTGTAGTAAAAGGGGCTTTAGCTCAAGCATATCACCAAAACTTAATTGACTTAGCTGATGATAATGTTATCAAAGTAAAAGACCCGGTTAAGAATAAAGAGATATCTGACATGTTTAAAATGTTACCTCTTATGTCAATTCTTCAAAATGGAGTAGGTAATACTAAATATGGATTAAGTTATGTCTTACCTGATACTACTTACTTTGAAATCATTGAACCAGCATCAAGGAAGTTTATTCAAAACGGTATGACTACTAGTATGTTTGATAGAATTGCTAGAATGATGATAGCTAATGACCCAAATGTAAATAATTATATTGATGAAGCATTTGTAGTTAAACCTACTCAACCTACAGTACCGGCTAAGATTACTACTCAACAAGTAAGTGAAGCACCAGTATCTGAAGGTGAACCAGATGGACAAACAGGAGAAGTGGAAGTTCAAGAACAAGTCCCAGACAGAACTATTAAAGTACATGATTTTTCTATTGTTGTAAAACCTGATGGTAAAATGTATTATGCTAATGGTAATGATTTAACTGATCAAACTACAATTAATAAAGCAAAAATCAAGATGGAATATGAAGATGGTAAACTAAGAATGTCTAACTTTAACAAGTCTAATTATTATGTGCTTTCAGACAATACAATTCTTGGTTCAGGTGCAACTAATTTAGGTAAAGAATCAGTTAATAATGCTGAAACTAAACAGATAATATTAGATAGAGCAACACCATATAAAAAATCTTGTAATTAAAAATATTAATACTATGGCCTGCATAATAGCAATAAAAGAAGAATTAAATAATAGTATTGATAAAATACTAGGAGGATATAGAGATGCAACACATTCATACAAAGAAGCTCAAAGGCGGTCAAAAGAAATAAATGACCGCTGGAGTAACTTATCTAGAGTAGATAGATTTGGTGATGACAGAGCTAAAGTTGATATATCTGATAGAGTATTTGAACAAGTAGCTAATGAAGCTTTAGAAGTGCAAAATCAACTTGATGATGAACTTATTAGTGAGCTTGATACTACTGAAGAAATTAAAGATGTTGTTGAGTTACCTGAATCAAAAAAAGAAACTACAGTAACAGAAGAAAATATAGAAGAAGAGTATCCGATTCAAACTGCATATAAAGAAGAACTGGAAAAAACCGGTTCTAAACCTAAAGTTATTTTAATTAGAGGTACTAAAGCAATACTAAATGATAATGGTACATATGATATCATTGATCCAAGTAATAATTTTATATTACAAAAAAATATTGATTTAGATACTATGCAAATTGTGCCATCTCCTGATTCTTTTGTACCTTATGATAATAAAGTATTTGATGATTTTGTAAGAAACACTATGATGCATCCTTATACTGAAGCGTTACTTGCTGAAAAAGGTATTGATATTAATGATATATTTGATCAGTTAGGTACAATATCTACAAAAGAGGAATTAAGTAATATAATAGGTAAAATATTAAAGAATATATGTTAAGAATAAGCTGCCCAATTAAAACTAGTAAACAATGGATTGATTTACTAGAAAAATGTAATGGAAATGAGCAAGAAGCTTATGAAAAATGGTATGAACCAAAAAATGGTTATATTTTAAATGAAGAGATAAACTACATACCAGAAGAACTTGAAGAATTAAAACCTGAAGATAGAAAAGATGATGTATCAAAAATGGTTGATGATATTAGAATTTATTTAAGACAACAACTAAATGCTCTTAAAAAACAAAAAATACCTAATCAATCATATAAAGAGAAAAAACAAGAGAATCTTATTAAAGAGTTTGAAGTTCTAGATGGTATTGATGCTATAACAATGTTTATTAAAAGCACATATGAGGAGTCTCAAAAGATTTATAAAAGAATGCAAGTTGTCATTAATAAAGTTGATGATGGTACTCCAGAGTTTAAAAAAAATCTTATTAAAGAATTAACTGCTATTAATACATTTGTTAATGGTTATAACATATTAGATGAGATAAGTAAAGCTGACATTTATAATTATTTTTCTTCTGAATCAGATGAAGTGCAAGAAGGTGAGAAAAAATCAATTAAAAAAATGTTAAAAGAAGCTATTGAATTAAGAGACTCAGTTAAACAAAAATATATTCAAAATGGTATACCTTTAATGGCCTCATTTTTACTTAATTATAAATCATTAAATATTGATAAACAAGTAGATGAAGAGATTGAAGGTTTAATGAAAAGACTTGTTGAAGAAAAACAATCACCAAAACCTAATGCAAAAGAGATTGAAAGATTAACTGAAAGAATAAAAAAGTTTCAGTCTTTTACACTTACTCAACAATCAATGGAAGACTTGTTAAAGTTTGCTTCTGAAGATGAAGGTTTACTAGATTTTTGGTTTAACCCATTAATATCTTCTAAAGATGCTTCTCTAGGTTTATTTGCAAGAGTAATTAAAACTGAATTAGAAGATGCAAGATTAAAAGATGATGCTATATTAGAAATTGCTGGTAAAGAATTTGATAAATATAATGCTGCTACTTCTGCAAATAGAGATAATCCTGCAAAATTTAATGAAGGTATTTATGAAGATATACTGATTCATACTAAAGATAAACAAGGTAATAAAGTTGTTGCTAAGAGAAAAGCTTTTGTACAGAAATATGATGTTAGTAAGTATGAAGAAGCAGAACGCGCAGCATGGCGTGGTCCAGAATTAAGTGAAAATCCTACAAGAGAAGAGTTAAAAGCAAAAACTGACTATGATGCAAATAAAAAAACTTATATGGCTGCATGGTATGCTAAAAATGCTCAAAAGAAAAGTGATGCAGAAATAAATAAAATTATTGCAGAAAAAGAAATGCTTAAAGCTTCTGGTGTATTAACACAACAGGAGTATGATGATTGGTATAAATCTGTTTTACTTATTAAAAAAGATGGTACAAAGGTATACATGAAAGAATTTAGTGAGCCTTCAGCTGACTATATTAATAGTAAATGGACAGATTTATATGATAGTAATGATAAACCTAAAAATGCAAAAGGTGAGTATCATGAGTATTTGTTAAATTTATATCTTAACGCACAAGAAAAGTTACCAGATGCTCAGAAACCAGGATATGTATTACCGTCCATACATAAACAAGATAAAGAAAGAAGAAATGTAAAAGGTATACTAAAAGATAAATGGAAAGATGCAACATCAATAAGAGCAGATGATACTAGATTTGGAGTTGCTGATTTCTCTGAAGGAGATAAAAAATTCTTACCTGTTTATTATACTCAAGAAATGGATGCTGATGAAGTAAGTACAGACTTAATAAGATCTGTATTACTTTTTAGCTCAATGGCTAATAGATATCAAGCATTAAATAATATTGAACCAGAAATTAATCTATTCAAAGTAATTATTGGTGATAGAGATGTAGCTGAAACAAATTCTAAAGGTGTTGCAAAACTTGATTCATTTGCAAATAAATTAGGTATTAAATCTTTTATAAAAAAAGGAGAAGAGAGTTATTCTCAAAGACATGTTGATGCCTTTATTGATATGATAGTTTTTAATGAAACTCAAAAAGCTCAAGAAATATTTGGATTCTCTGCTGCTAAAATTACAAATGGATTAATGGGTTATTCTGCATTAACAAGTATTGCAGCTGATTTATTAAAAGGTGTTGCAAACAACTTACAAGGTAATATCCAATTGATCATTGAAGCAAACTCAGCTGAGTTTTTTAGCAAAAAAGATTTAAGAATTGGTAAAGGTTATTATGCAAAACATTTAGCTGACTTTTTAGGAGACTTTGGTAAAACAACTCCTCAATCTTTAGTTGGTAGATTAATAAGACTATATGATCCAATGCAGGGTAACTTTAAAGATCAGTATGGTAGAAATGTATCACCAAGTACATTTGCTAAGTTAATGAGGACTGATACATTATTCTTTAACCAGCATTTTGGTGAGCATGAGATTCAAGTATCAAGCATGTTTGCTTTAATGAATGCAACTAAGGTGATTGATAAAAACACTGGAGAAGAAATATCTTTACTTGATGCTTATACAAAATATGGTACTACTGATATTGAGGAAAATACTGATTTTACAAAGTCTAAAAAACTTGATTTACAAAACAGAATACATGCAATAAGTAAAAAATTACACGGGGTTTATAATGAATTTGATAAAGGTACAGCACAAAGATATTCAGTAGGTAGATTAGTATTAATGTATAGAAAGCATTTAGTACCTGGTTATAAAAGAAGATGGGGTAAACTACAATCTGATCAAGAATTAGGTAGTGCAGTTGAGGGTTATTATATGACTTTTTATCATACAATGATAAAAGACTTGTTTAAAATGAAATTAAATGTAATGAAAAACTGGTCATCATATACACCTTTTGAAAAAGCACAGATTAAAAGAACCTTAGCAGAAGCTGCAATTATCTTAGGTACTACAACATTAATACTTATTATGACTAAAATGTTTGGTGGAGATGATGATGATGAAAACAGTTATGCTTATAACTTTATGTTATATGAATTAACAAGGATGAATTCTGAAACAGCATCATATTTATCACCTCCAGATGCATACCGTACAATTAAATCTCCTACAGCAATGGTAAGTACAGTGGAGAGAATGACAAAATTTATTAATCAATTTTTCTTAACATGGGATCCTGAGAAGCTAAGTTATCAAAGAAGAGAAGGTGTATGGAATAAAGGTGATAATAAATCTTGGGCATACTTTTTAAAACTAATTGGTTTCTCAGGTTACAACTTTAGTCCAGAAGCAGCTGTTAAATCATTCAATGCTACATTATTAAAATAAATACAATGACAAGTAAAAAAACAGGAGTCTCAGTAAAAGTGCAAAGACCAGGTATCCATGCTAAAACTAAAACATCTAAGCTGAAAAGCTCAAAGTTGTATAAGAAAGGTAACCGCGGTCAAGGCAGGTAGAAAAAAAAAGGGAGAACCGTTATGGCTCTCCCTCTTTTATTTTAAATCTTTAATGTTTATATCAGTTAAATCTGATAAGTTTACTTTAAATAAACCTATAAGTTTATTTTTGTCTCTAGATACAAGTACATATTCACCACATCCAGATTTGTGTTTAATATAAACTGTTTTGCTGTTATATTTTGCTTTCATATCCGTATTATTTAATGAACTGCTCAAGGTTTGGTTTAAAATAACCAGGTCCTTTTAAAATTTTGCCATCCTCACGCAACATAGGCTTACCATCTGGGCCTAATTTACTCATATTAGAGTTGTGAATCTCAGCAAACACATCTTCAATAATATGCTGCATCCCGTGTTTCAATATGGTACCGCACAAAATATAAAGCTGATCACCTAATGCATCAGCAATACCTACCAGTCTTTGTTCTGCACTCATAACACCTTCAGTAGCTGCTTGAATATATTCATCATTCTCTTCAGCCATAAGTCTATGTCTCAATTGAACTTCATCATGACTAATTAATACTGGCTCTGTACCATTTATTTGTTGAAATCCCTCATGGAAATCCTTCACTGCTTGCAATTGTACTTTCATAATTTATTTTTTAAGTTTATCAATTCCTATTGTTAAGTTAGCATCTTCAAATTGAACAAATTTAAACATGTAACCTGTTTTAGTGAAGCCTAATTTCTCTGACCACCTGCTAAACCAAGAAGGTTTAATTACAATTATTTGCCAATTTTCAGTATAGTCAATTGCTTTTTTATGACTAATTAAGCCATCTCTTTCAAGACGCTCTAAAACAAGTTCTTTTACTTGATTAGCATTTAGAGTGTACTCTTCCATTGACATTAACATTGAGTCTATTTGTGACATATGTATTATTTGATTTTTTTTTGTAAAGATAAAAAAAAGTGGATACATTTCTGTACCCACTTGATTGATATATTTGTTTAACTATACTCCCTTGGAGCAAGTGTCTTTATAGGAAGAATTCACCTCCTAGTGTATCTTTTTTATCATCATTATCAAAATCTAAATCAAAGTCATCCCAATCATCAACTACCTTAGTTTCAGTAGGTTTAACTTCTTCTACTTCATCCATTACTTTAATTGAATCACCAAAAACTAATTCTTGCTCAATTTTAATTAAATCATTTTCCAATTTCTCAAATGCTTCAGGATTACTAGCTTTTAACTCAGATACTACTCTTTTAATTTCTAGTTCTTCTTTTTCAGCTTTAGCTTCATCTGCAGCTTTAAGTCCTTCAAAAATAATCTGATCAGTAGTTGGTAACTCTAATTCCTCTTCTACTACATCTTGATATTCTTCAATTGTAAACCCTTCTTCAGGTTCACCTTCTATTGCAGCTACTCTAGCATTATATTCTTCATCAGATTCAATATGAATCTTGATATCATCAACTACTGCTGTTGCTTCATAAATAGTAGTAACTTCATCAACTACTGGTGCCTCAAAAGTATTACCTACTGGATCCTCATACCATACAACATCTCTTTCAGCTTCTTCTCTTTCTTCAATAGCTTGAACTAAGTCAGCTTCTTCTTCAGCTTTTTCAATCTCAGTAAGAATATTTAACTGATTCTCAGGCTCACCATAATTTAACGCTAATGGATCAACAATATCTAAGTCAATGTCTTCTGTTGTATCATCAGTAAAGTTAACTAAATCAAACTCCATTGCAATAAACCAGTGTAGTTTTCTTTGATCATCCATCCAATCTTTTGGATGTGATTTTTTCAATGCATAAGTAACATGATTATAAAATGCCCACAATGAATTGAAGTCACAGTTATAATCATAACTTGGTTTTTCCATCTGATTTTTTACAACTGATATTTGCTCATTAGTAAGAATCTCATATTCAGCATATAAGATACCTAATAACTCAGCTTGTTTTCTTTCAGTCAATGTAATCTTTTTCATTGTGTCTTTATCAGCAACAATCTGAGTAAAGTACTCATCTGCATTACCAATCTGATCAATGATAGTTTTAATAGTATCAGCATCTGCAGTTCCAGAGTGTCTTCTGCTATATGAACCCATATCTCCAGCTACCACTCCATTCATGCATATGAATACATATCCACCAATACCACACTTGAATCTCATAGTTTTGTTATAACTGTTTGACCATGCAAACATCATCCCAACTTCTGGATCTTTTGTGTAGTTTAAATAATAAATACCTTGAGCAATAGAGCCATCTGAATTAGCTCTATATTTCTCATCAGCAACAGTAAAACCATGTAGAGCTAATTGCTCTAATGCATTACTGATTACAAACTCATGTGATATAACTGTGTATGTATCAGCATGGTTTGGTAAAGGAATAGTTCCTAAATATTCTCTTGTACAATTTTGTGTTCTTACGGCCATCTTAAAATAATTTTTTATATTAAATATATTTACCTGTTATTTTTTCTTTTGTTAAACTTTTTACATTACTATTAGGATTACACAAACTAGATACATTACCAGAAGAGGTATTTAAAAATTTTGCAGCATCTAATATTTTATTAAATACACCTAAACTTTTACCATGTTTATTAAAAAGTTCTAATTTTTTTCCTCTTGCCCGTAATTTTTCAGATGCTGCGTCATCTCTTAAATAGTTATTTTTCATGTTTTCTGATCTTGTTACCCATTGTAAATTACTTACTCTATTATCAAATTTTACATTATTTATATGATCAACTTGATTTCTATTTTGACAAGAATTTAAAAATGTTTTAGCAATTAAAATATGAACCAAATATGTTTTAAGTTTACCATTAATTCTAAAAGCAACTTGCAAATAACCTGTTGTATTTTTTACACATGATCTAATTTTAAAACCATATCTAATAGAAGCAATTCTTCCCATGTTACTTGCTTGGTATAAGCCTTCATACCCTGGTATATCTTTCCATATTTCTTCAGATTCATCAAATGTTACTAAAACATCTTTTAATTTTTTTTTATGTTTTGATTCAAAATATTCTGATAACAAGTCTTCAACTGTGTGTGATAAAGGTTTACCTCTTAAAGAGGAAACTTCTGCAATAAGATCATATGTATGATCTTTTAAAATGATTTTTATATTTTTCATAACAATATTTATATGTACAAATATATAAATATTTAAAATAATAATATACAACTTTATTTTAAAAAAGTGAAAGTTGATTAATAATTGGTTCTAACTGTCTAATCTCTTTATTTATCTTTTCTAGATAAAACTTGGGATTGACTAAATACTCTTCAAATGGTTTCTCTACATAGTTGATAAAAACGGTTTGCATCCACTTACCACTTTCAACTTGTATTTGTCTACCATCATCTTTATTCTTTTTAACTATTTTGGACCCGCTTTCAGATATATAATATCTAATTGTGTGTTGCAAGTCTCTTTCTACATATTGACCACCTATTCTAGGTGCTGTTTTTCTAAAAGCATACTCTGTTGGTAACCCGTGATCTTTATTTTCTTGATCAGGTGTTACCCAGTTATCATCTGACCAAGATTGCTCCCAACCATTTTGAAGTAAGTATTCTCTTTGTTGCTCTATAGTATATGCTGCATATTCAGGATCCATACTTGAAGCAACAAGATGTTCAACAAATTCCCAGTTACCTTTTATCTTAACTCCTCCACAATAATCAAAGATATTATTTTGGGTTTTCAGATAATCTTCTGGTGCTGTACCATGTACAAAATAGTTATATATAGTTCTTGGAATAATTAAAAAGCTTTTGTTTTTGTGCAAGGCCAGATTGTTAAACTCAAATCTACCTTTACATTTAGTTGCAGCATAATAGAACTTACCATCTTCTTTTTTAAAAACATAGTGTGGGTTCTCTTGCTTAATTTCATTATATTTATCTTCATCAACAAGTTTGTAATCATGTACAGCAATATAATTGTTTACATCACCTATGATCATTTTACTATATGTATCATGTTCTAGTTGAAGACTTGTAATTTTTTCCCATCTAGCACATATCTCCAAATATTTTTCCTGATACTCTCTTGGTATGATAGTTTCTAAACCATCAGTATTCTGCATTAATGGTACCGCATTTGGAATCTCCTCAACTATCATTTCATATAGCATACAAAGACTCAGCTGACCATTAATGGTTATTCTCATAGTAAATTCTGGATCATACAGAAAACTATTAGCATCATTACTTAATCCATAAGTTGAATTAAGAATAATCTTATACACATAATTCCTTACATCTTTCTTGCTTATCTTTTTTCTCTCATCAAAAAACCATTCATACAATTCACAGAATTCTACTTTAGGTAAATGTGCAGGAGCCCAACCATTTCTAATAGCTAAGTTTGGATAATAACTAACAACATCTGAAGTCATAATTATCATATCCTCATTAGACTTATAGATACCGCTTGTCTTTGCACCATGAATACCACCTAAACCAAAGTCAGTTTTTACACCTTTATAGTTTATAGAATATTTGAATCCTCCTTTTGTATGTTCTGGATACACAACTATATCATTAAATACTGATAATAGTTTCTGAAAAGTTGCAGTCTCAAACTTTACATAATCAAGAATGATATCCTTTACCTGGATACTATCTCTCTTAGTTCTTAACTGTCTTAACTCATATTTTTTAATTCCAGTTCTCTCACTCAAGAAATGTAAGAATAACTCTTTACTAATTCTTGGCTCTGATGCACTGAATAAAGGAATATTATACTCCTCTGTTAATGTCTTTCTTAATGCAATTTGATTTTTACTAAGCTGCATTATTCTCTTAGTTGATACAACATCATTAATACAATAACCAATTATCATATCAATTTGTTCAAATGTGGTTACCTTAGTAGTATGGTGTAAAGGCATGTCTTGAATACTTTCCCAATCCATACTATACTGAATCCACTTTAAACTTGATCTCTTAGCAGGATTATCCCAATGATTTAACTTGAATACATCTACTTGCTTAATGCTCATAGTTTTCTCATAAAAATCTAGAAACTCACCGGAACCTTGTTTATTGATAACATACTGTGCTTTACTATAAATCCATTCAGCAATTTCACATCCGCTCATAAAGGATAAGCTACCTGCATTTTGAATTATATACTCAGTTATCTGACCATCAAATCCTAATCCATTATAAGATACATGCCATTCACCATACAGTACGTTTCTTTTAAGGAATTCAATATAGTCATCCCAATCATTTTGTAAATCATGTATTACAAAGGTTCTTGTATCATCTGACTTAACATCCTGAAACACAGCAATAAAGCAATTGCTCATTGTTTCATAGTCCATTACCCAATTCTGTTTCATAATCCTTATTCAGTTAAGCTGTTTCCCCATATATAAAAGCACAGAGGGAAGTTGATTTCCCCCTGTGAAATTTGTGTAAATAATTATTTTACTGCTGGAGCAGGTATTTCTAATATTGACTCAATATCAAACTCTTCAGCATTAGACGCTAAATAATATACTAATTCCTTAATATCTGATTTATTATCTAAATAATATTCTTGGAATGTTTCACTTGATACTCTTTCTTCTTTAACATTTCTACCATTAGGTCTTAATGCTACAGTAGCTGTTGGATCACCATTCTCATCTAATTTTGGTAACATGTGCAAAGTAGTCTTAGTTGTTTTACTAATGATAACAAACAACTGTGATGTTACATCATAAATACACTCTACATACGGGCAATCATTAGATACTGGTATTAATCTAAATGTTTTGTGACCATTCCATTCAGAATTAATAGCCAACATTGTTCTTTTTCCTGACATACTATTTTATTTTTAGTTTACAAATTACTCACTTATTTTTGGATTCTGCAACTCTTGTACAGTAACCATTAATATTTCTTTTTCCATGTCTGGTTTAGTACATAGTTCCCCTACATTTTTAAGCAGTTCTTCATTTACTCCTAGCAACTCAGAATAAATGTTGAAATACTTTTCAGGAAACAAGAAACTATCCATATACATGTGATTACTCCCATTCTTATCAAAATGGTCCCTTATTTTGCGCTTTACTGTTGGATTCATCTTACTATATCTACCATTGATTAAATGCATCCAATCTGATTCCATATCAGAAAAATCAAATGTATATAATACTTCAGTATCATTTAGTTTAATGTAATCACTCAGCCGATTATGTTTCAGTAATACATTTTTTTCAAAGTTGATGTAATCTTGATCTTTTCTTTCATGATATACAGCAACTAGTTTCATATCCTCGGGTGATACATAATCATTCCAGCCAAAATATGTTTGAACTGGAGTGACACTTACACCCTTTTTAATACCTAAGAGCGGATAGACAAATATCTTAGATTTTTGAAAATAATTCTTATAAAGCGCATCAATACTCATAACTTACAATTTAATTTTACCTGTTGCTAATTCATATGGTAATGTAAAGTCTTTATTGCTATAATGATAGTCTACTACATTCAATATCTCTTTAAAGTCTTCTTCCCATACCTTCAATGTTTCTGGTGATACCTGAAATGGATAAATTAAATTAGCTCTGTCAATCACTATAAAGGTAATTACAACTTTCCATTCAGACGCATCAGGTAAACCTTTAAGATATTTACCTAAACTCAATTGTTTATACATGACGGCCTGTATCCAATATTTATAATATTGCACTGAGTCTGGAAAGTCTTGAATAGCTTTACCTGTTGTCTTTAAATCATTAATGAATAAAGTTTTAGTATTGTGATCCATAACCACATTATCTAAGATACCTTTAAAACCAAACTTGTATTTGCTTGATCTTAACTGTACTCCTTCTTCATTATATATTTTTACATTTTCATCTTTATCATTATCAAGTTGCATAAGACTTCTTACAGTCTCATGGTTTCTCAATAACTCTACAGATTCTTTTGCTGAGTCTAGTGTAGTTTGATCTACAATAGTCTTGTTTTGTTTTACTTTTAAAAATTCAAAGTATTGTATATTCTGTTCAGTCAGCATTTTTGCTACTTTTTTCTCATCACCTGTAAGCATTACGCCTTCTTTATTAGGTTTCTTATCATCAACAAGTGATTGATGAAGATTAATACCTAGTAGCACACTAATGATTGTATCAGAAAAATCAGCCAATGTTAAATCAGTATCAGGTTGTGATTGAAAAACCTTAAAAACTTCATCCACAAGTAATCTATTATTATCTTTTGGTAGATTACTTGGTATTACAATAAATTCATCATTGAACTTATCCGGTTCAAGTAGTAAACAATGTACTACTTTCCCTGCCACTAAATGGGCATCAACCATATCTTCTTTTTGATTTAAGATATAGTGTTTATAAAAAGCTGCTGGTGAATACAACAGCTTATTTATACTTGAGTAACTAAAATAAAAGTCACTTTTATAAAATTGATCTAATTCTTCATTATAAGAAATACCCATCATTATTTGTTTTAGGTTCTATTATTACGTTGTCAAAGTCTATTAACTCTTTTGTAGATGTGTTAACTATTTCTTCAACTGTCTCTACCACTTCTTCAACAGTTTCTTCTACAGTTGCAAGTACAGCTTCTTCTTCAAGAGATACTGGTTCTTGTACAACTTCTTCTTCAATCTCAGGAGTTTGTGGTACAAAATCATCAAATACTTTATACTCATAATTTAAATTCAAAACAGCTAACATATCTTCTGATAAGCTAATTGTTTTAACTCTAAAGTATTTAGTATCACCGTTGCCTGTGATTTTTTCTCCTAGTTTCTTTAGCACTACATCAACATTTTCTTTAGTCAACTGATTATTATCTTTTAATTTTTCCATGATGTCATCAACACTTAGATAAAAATATCCACCACGGATATCCATCATTGCAAGTAAAGACTTAAAATTCACATGACTTTTAGTTCTTGACTCTTGTATGCGATTACTATACTCATGAAATAACAAACATAAATACAAAAGACTACCTTCAAAGTTTGAATTAGCCATGATCTCCATTGCCATTGTATGATTATCTCTATCTGAGCTTTCAAACATTTCACACAAACTATCATACATGTTCTCTTCAATAGCTAATGCATCATCACCGTTTAAATACTTAAGAAGATCAGATTCATTATAAACAGGACATGTTGCATTTAGAATCTCATTATATGATGCAAAATACGTATCACTGATATAATACATTCTTTGAGATGAAAAAGATGTACCATTTTTTATATGAAATGGAATATTTTGATGTTCAAGTAAAACTCTTGTATGATAAGGTATTGCAATAAATTCATTTGTATAAAATTCCAATGCGTCTTTTACTTTTTCAACATAATAATCATCTATAACACCATGGTTTACTGCTTCTTCAATAAAACTTTTAAAAGCTTCAGTTGTAACTTTATAGTTCCATACATCTTCAGTATATTTTGAGAATGCATTATTAGATACAAAAATTGCAGTTGCATCTTCCACTTTTGTTGTTGCTTTAATTTTATAATCTTTTGTAAGATTTTTAAGTTTTACTCTAGGTATAGTTACAGCTTTACCAAAGAATAATTTATCTTTTTGAACAGGTTCATAACCTTCAGTTATATTTGTAAACAAATCTTTTCCACCTATAAACGTACCTATTTTAGATTCAAAATTTACATAAAGTCCTAAATCAGCTATATTACCTGTATTATGAAAAGTGCTATCTACTCCTAACTCTGCTATTAAAATTTTTTCCATATTTTAAGTTAAAAAAAGCGGCTTTTTACACCGCTTTATATTTATATTTTATTTAACTGCCATCTTAACCACCAATGGATTTTGCATCAATCTAGCAAACTTGGGTTTATTACCTGCTAAAATTTCTTTTACCATGTAATACTTAAGATCATTAGTGAATGCATCACAATCTGTAGTCAATTTAACCAAACGGTTAATCATTGTATCACTTACTGAATGATCAGCTGCATGCTTCAATGAATAATTGATTAATCTGGTAGTGATAATACTACTGATGTCAGCTCTATAATCATCTCCAGTACCTACCGCACCATTTAATGCTCCTATAACATATGCCTCATTAGTATTAGTCAATATATCTTGAGGAGAAATAATTTTATCCATTTTATTATTAATGAACATAGTAAACATACTGGAGAACTCAGCTCCAACAGAACCTTCACCAATCATTTGGATTAATGGTAATTGCTCTTCAAACTTTTCAATAGAACTGATAGCATTAAAGAAAGTAGTAATAGCTCTTGGATTAACTCTTTGAGTAACTACTTCTGGATTCATCAACATAAAATTGATACATCTACCATCAATACCAACTTGTTCTGCCCACTTAGCCCATACATTGATATCAAATTTAACCTCAACTGAGATAAATCTGGTCTTTTGAGCAACATCTAATGCAGTTACATTATAGTCACCATTATCTGGATTTGAGGTCAATACAATATGCCAGTTCTTTGGTAATGACCAAGAAATATATTCTTGCTGATCAATTAACTCCATAGTAGCTTGCATGAATCTGTGATCAGCTCTAGTGTAATCATCTAAGATTAAGAAACCACCTTCACCTTTACCTTGAATCCACTCTGGTGCAGCATGAGACATTCTACTGTTACTTGTTGGCTTATATCTATTCTTGATATAAGTTTCCATCAAGCTCTCTTGAACCCACTTAACAACACCATCTTCTCTTACCATCTCAAACTCTTTGAATGGAAAACCAATCAAATCACCTAACTCTTCAATCTGTGAAAGATTTAATTTAATAATATCCATACCCATCTCAGTTGCTAATTGCTTAACAGCTGAAGTCTTTCCTAAACCAGCATCACCCTCTACGTTAATTGCAACAGGTACTTTACCTTCAGCTTGGATGTATTGATTATTACTAACAATGTGTTTTAAAAACCCTTTTAACTCTTCTACGTTTAATTGAACTTGACTCATCTTTTTTAATTTTTTAAATTTCTAACTTGATAACCTTTCCCTTACACTTATGTCCATGTGTAAGAGCTTTTCTAACTGCGCCTTCATTAGCATTAAGATATACAGCTGCTTCTTTTATACTTTTAACTTTGATTTCAATTCCTTGATCAATAATTATAAGATCTTTAACGGTTCTAGGATTTCTTTGGGGTTTAGAAATACATGAGATTTTATCTAATTTTTCTTTTCTCCATTGATATCCTCCAGCAGATTTAGTATCTCCTTTTGCAGCATCTCCAATAGAAGAAGCGTTTCCATTAATTGCTAAAGCAGCTTTTCTTATTGTATCATACTCATTTATATAAGTACCTTCCAAAGTATATTGATATACTTTTACTGAAGCATGATTTTCAGCACCTAACCTTTTATTTGTGTTAGCCATACTTAACTTTTTTCTTGTTTCAATACTTTTTATTTGTGTTACAGGATTTCTTTCTACATTTACATCAGAATCATAAAACTCAATATAATAAGCTTCTCTTTCTATATAATTATCACATATTTCAATAAGCTTAAAACTTATATCATTGGGATATTTATCATAGATTTTTTGCAAAAAGTTATTATAATGTTTTCCTTTTCTTAGTGCAAGTGTATGTTGTTTATACCTTTCATACAAACTAATACTGCTTCCAATATACTTATGAGAATTACACTCAATTAAGTATACTCCAGATTTTTTAATTAAATCTTCTTTTAGTGTCAATAATTTCATATACAAATATACATATAAAAAATGTGATCACGTAATTTAATTGGAATTAAAGTTCAAGTTTTATCACTTTTCCAGGAAGGTCATTATTCATGTGGGATTGTTCAGACAGCACCCATAATACAGGAGCTTTTGGTTTCACACTTGTATAACATTCACCATCAGTGAAATATACCAAGCTAGTAAACTTTCTTATATTCTCATTATAATACTCAAGGACGGGATCAAATTCAGTCCCACCTCTACCATATATAGTAATTTCATTTTTGCCTTTATACGGCTCTATACTTTTAATAGCCGTATCACACTGAACTATAGTAATGTCAACACCTTGTTTATAAATATGGTGAATCTCATTCATAAATTCATGTAACTCCT